AGGTTTTACAAAAGTAAATGGCGAGTACCGAGTAGGCAAGTTTGATTTATTAAATCGTTCAACATGGAAACAAACTGATGGCACTATGTACAAGCGTAAAGGTAAGAAAAGAACTACTGACGCTGACGAGTACATACTAGCCCATGATCTAGAAAAAAAAGCACCACGAAACATATCTGTTAAGAGATTAAAGTGGTTCAGCGTAGGCAAAAAAGTCTATAAAATCAATAGGTTAGAGGTAAATGATGACATTACAATAGTAATGTTTGATAAAATAAAATTTAATCATCTTAAATTACTAATGACCAAAGGAGATATCAATGAGTAGTGAATGGTGTCAGAATAAAAAGTGTCCACAAAAGAAAAATCAAAATCAAATTCGTGGTAGTAAAGGTGCTAAGTATTATCAATCTAATAAAGCACAAAAGTATTTAATACATTGGTGTTCTAATGGTTGTCGTGATACTTGGTTTAATGACAATGCAAATACTTGTATGCAAGCAGTAGGTTTTATTGATAAGCAAGTAATACATTTGGCAGATGCTTGGTATGTAGAATATAGATATGATTATAGTCAAGGTGCAGAAAATCGTTATCATTTACGAAACTTACTCAAAGGTGTTGATCAACCTATCACAAGAGAACAAGCACAAACACCAGAACAAATATCTAATGAAAATTGGTGGTACACCATATCTGATACACAAGCAAAAGAATTAGCAGTCACACTTGGCTTAGCTAGTTGACACATCAATAACAATAGTATATTATATAGGCATCACTTGGGAAACTAAGTGGTGCTTTTTTTATGGAGTTTGTCTTAAAAACTGTGCGAGTAATGTCGGCAAAAATAAACTTTAAATGCAAAGTTGCTAGCGTGTAGGTATATCTTATTAGACTAAAAATCTAAGCATGTATAGTAGGTTTTTCCATAACAAAAAGCTTTTACTAACCAACAAAGGAGTACTCATGGAACAAAAAGAGATACGACTCAATGCTGATAAGCGTAAGTCATTAGTGATTGACTTTCGTAAGCATTGTGAATCATTGGACACCGAAGAAAAAGAGGCGTTCAAACAATCAAGAGATGACGCAAAGTCTACAATGCAATCCTCATTTGCTACTTGTAAAGAAGTAGTTGAAAGAAGATTCCCATTAGAAGATGTTGCGACACTTCAATCACTACAAAAAAAGCACAACACTATCAATGCAGTAGGTAGAGATAGTTGTTTCTTTTTTAAAGTAACTGACGCACCAAAGGTGCTTGATAGTGATAATGACGAAGTAGATAAGTCCAAACATTTTTCGTTTGAATTAGACGGGAGTGTTACTGGAGATTATGGTAGTCGTTATGGTAGTGGTAGCAGTAATAATGGTAAGAACTTTGCATATGCTATGTATCGTGAAGATATGAAAGCAGTAGGTTTAAATCCAGACTGTAATATTGAGGCTGACTTACAAGCAGAAAAGTCAGATACAAGATACAACAGTAGAAACAGCAATCCATATCTATCACAATGTAGAAATGACAATCATCATTGGCTACAAGGTGGTCAAGGTGGTGGCGATAAGTATGGTTCATGGAAAGATGACTATGCTTTGCACATCATTGGTACGGGTGGCTGTCGTTCAAGAGCAATACCATGTTCAGACTTAGAGTTTGCTAAGTTTGAAATGATGATTGGTGCTAAACAAGAGGTAGTCAATACTCACACACAATGGATAAAAACTGTTGTAGCTAGAGTAAGTAGATTTAAAGAGATAATTAAATCTATGACTAAGTTCTCTCAAGTAGAAAAGTTTGCTAGTCATGATAAAATACAATGGAAGATTGACCCTAGCATACTCGCAGATAAAATGGGTATGGACTTGGTTATCTCTATTGATGACGCAGCCGATTCTATTATGAATATTGGTAAAGCTAAACCTACAAGAGATGAGAAAGTACTTGCCTACAAAATGGCAAATGATATTAGCTTAGCCTCTTAATAATCTAACAGGTATAGGGGAGAAATCCCCTTACCTTTTAACACTTGACATACTAGCAATAGTATAGTATATTAAAGGCATTACTAATTAATTTTAGTAGTGCCTTTTTTTTAACCCAACAATAATAAGGAGAAGATATGAGTACATTAGTTGCAAAACTACAAGATCAGTACGAAGATCAGTACCAACGGAGTATTACACCCGTCGAACTGCGTCAATTAGACTCAGTAGAGAGTACATTTACGCTAAATAAACCTAGTTATGCTGTGCTTGACACAGAAAATAACAAAGCAATACATCTACATGGTGCTAACTACCAGTTGATACCCTATGCAAAGATATTATCTGGGCTATCTACTGCATTAGATAAGTATGAGATAGATATAAGTGATACATCTATTAAATTTAAGGTGTCCCCAGACTTAAACTACATGAAACTTAGGATTTTGTTTGGAGATACTGGAGATTTTGGTACTTACTCTATGAGTCATGATGAAAATGATAAGTTAAAGTTTGGTATTGAAGTTATATCTAGCTATGATGCATCAATTATCTATCAATTAAGGTCAATGTTTTTAAGATTAGTATGTGCAAATGGTATGAAATCATTTGAAGATATTAATTCATCTATGAAAAGACATACACTTAAGTTTAATCTTGATGATTCATTTACTAAACTAAAAAATCTTAACACAACCTTTAGTGATATGAAAGATAAAGTAGAAGTGTATCAAAGTGTTGAGTTAGGTAGACAAGATGTTGAGAAGTTATTTAGAAAGTTCTCTAATAATTCTGATGGTAAGTACCATTTACTTAATAATGTATTAGAAACTGATGCAAATAAATCAACACTCTATGATGTATATAATGCACTAACAAACTACAGTTCACATAATGAACGTGCTGTTAAGATAGGTAAGAGAGATAGTAAAGATTATAAGATTGAATCTTCTAAGAAGGACTCTATAAGAAGTAGTGAGGATAGAGATTTTGAAGTTAGAAACTTTCTAAAGACTAATGACTTTATGTTCTACTACCATCAAGGTGTAGCCAATCAAGTAAGACAATAGTAAATGTTGGGGGGCTAGTATACAGTATTAACCCCCCCTGCAATGACACGATACTATAACATATTTTAAGAGATAAACCAAGTGGACATAGTGTCGCACCTATGCTATAATGCTAACAAAATAAAGGAAAATATATGAAAATATTTATACCAGAAAAAACAGATAAAACACCAGAAGAAAAAATAGGTATGGCAAAGATAAAAATTATGTTTGAGGATTCATTTGGTATGTTCAATGCTAATAGTGGACACATGAAAGATGTACACAAACAAAGAGAAAAAGATAATGCAACTAATTGGTTTCGTTCTAAAGATTGTGAGTTCTTTTGTGACCTTGCAGGCACAGAACAAGATCATATAATAAAATTACATGATCAGCTGACTTACCAATACCATACAAAGAAAATAACACTTGAAGAAGTAAGATTTGCAATACGAAAATTGGAGTTAAAAATATGATGAATAATTATGATGCAGTAATGATAGCAGAAGGTGTTATTGAAGTTGATGAAGATAAACAAATAGAAGCATGGCAACACTTAGTAGATACAGGTTTAGCCTGGAGTCTTCAAGGTTGGTTTGGTAGAACTGCAATGGATTTAATTAAACAAGGAGTAATAGAGAGAAAAAACAAATGAATATATTTCACTTACACAAAGATCCAGAGATATGTGCTAGTTATCATTGTGATAAGCATGTAGTAAAAATGATATTAGAAACAGGACAGATGTTATCAACTGCATACCAAAGACATTGTGGTATTGATGAACAGCTATACAAACCTGCATACCCCAAACACCCAATGACAATATGGGTAGGAGATTCACTTGGTAATTATATGTGGTCAATGGATTTGCTAGGTCATCTACTTAATCAATACAGATTAAGATATCATAACAGAATACACAAGACAGGTAGAATATTAAATAATCTTATATGTTTAAATGAAAATATTAAAGATAAATTTGATGTTAAAAATTTTACACAGCCACCATTATGTATGCCAGAAGATTGTAAAAGAGATTGTTATATATTTTCTTACAGAAAGTATTACAAAGAATACAAAGCGTACTTTGCTAAGTACGCATCAGTTGACACACCAGAATTTATGTGCTAAAGTACAACTTAACAAAGGATAACTATGATTATATATGGTAAGACTCCTAAAGATTGGAGAGAATGGTTTTGTTCTACATCTTTGTATCACAGAGAATACATTGTAGGATTTATTGTAGGATTTATAATAGGAATAATAATATGAAAACAATCAAAGAAATAGAGAAGAAGATAGGTAGTCTATCTAATCCAAGTAAGATGCCCTCGTTTGCATGGGGTATACCAATTGAATACTGTGTGACAGGTAGTAAGTTAGCATTAGTTGATGGCACTATCTGTAACAAATGTTATGCAGGTAAAGGTTGCTATGTATTTCCTGTTGTCAAAGCCATGTATCAAAAAAGATACGAGGCACTAGGTCTACCAGAATGGGTAGATTATATGGCAGAACTCATTACCCAAAAGTACAAAAACCTAGATAAATCAAGGCGTTTTCACCGTTGGTTTGACTCTGGTGATATACAATCTTATGAACATCTTATGAAAATATTTGAAGTGTGTGAACTTACACCCCATATAAAATATTGGTTGGCTACTAGAGAATATCAAATCATAGATAAAATTACAGAGAAAGATGTACCAAAGAATTTATGCTTACGAGTATCAACAACTAAAGTTGATAGTCCACCACCTAAGTTTTGGAAGTGGACATCTGGTGTGCATAAAGATAAGAAAGCAGTAGGTAGAACATGCCCTGCACCTAAACAAGATGGTGAGTGTGGTAGCTGTCGTGCCTGTTGGAGTCATAAAGTTAAACAAGTAAGTTATAAGGAGCATTAATATGGCAGATAAATGTACAAGTTGGGCAATAGTTGCAACAATGGAAAGACCAGATGGTACTTGGTATACTGATACCATTACAGAGATAGATGATGACACAGCTTCAAGTGTTGATACTTTTTTAACTGAGTACTGTGAAGATAAGGAGAAAGAAAATGACTGACAAGGAAAGGGAAGACTTTGAGTGGGCTAGTGATTTCTATTTATATGATGACCTAGATGGTGATTGGGTTAATTGGGATGAAGAAAAACTTTTTGAGGAGATATCAGCACTAGCATGGCAACCCTTTGAACATTGGGAAGGTAAGGATATTTATAATGAGATTAATAAACTTGCATCTTCAGTAAGACAAAAAATAGAAAAGGAAACTAATGACCAGAGTATCTAAAAGAAAAATAAAAAAGTTTTTAACTTTAAATTTGTATAAGAATAAAGATTACTATAACAAAGAACTTGAGTTAGCTATAGAAGTTATACAAGATTTTTTAAATTGTGATCCAGTTCATATAGGTAGACTACAAGGTAATACTTTTACTACAGTATACGAGATAGATAATGAGGTTGATAATGAAAGCTAGTACTATAGGATATCTTGCAGGATTATTTGATGCTGATGGGTGTATATCATATAAGAAATATTCTAAAAAGAATATAAACACAGGAAAAGTTTATAACAGATGGGATATAGTAATGGAAGTTTCTATGACCAATGAGAATGTTATTAAATATATACATGAAACATTAATGCGTGGTTCATTTGCTAAGAAACCACCAGGAAAAGGTCAGCTAGGTAAGAAGATGCAGTATCGTTGGCGTTGTGGTCACAGAGATGCGTTAGCTATATGTAAATTATTTTTACCATATTCAATAGTAAAATTAGATAAAGTAAAACAGATTATAAAACATTATGAAAATTAAACTACTATTCATAGTATTTCTGTGCCTAGTTTCCTGTAAAGATTTGAATATAGACCCAACAACAAGTATACTTAAACATATAATTACTAACAAGGATAAGTAATGTTTGAATTTAAACACCCTAATTATTATAAAAAAATGAGAAGGGATTTTCTTAAAGAGGCAAAGAAAGAGCAAAAAGAATTAGACGAATCATATAAGGAATCTGTTAGGCAAACCAAAGAAAGAAAAGACTTGACAAATAAAGATAAATGTGATAGGGAGAATGATGATGAAAAAATTTAAAGTAAGAGTCTTTGGTATGGGCATAGATGCAAAAGCATTAATACCATTTCCATACGAGCCAACACTAGAGATGATTGAGAATGCAGTTGCTGAATATTTAAATGAAGGACTAATGAAGATAGAAGCTGATGATTTTTTTGTAAAAGATAAATACACAATAACATACGAGGAAATGAATGACATACCAACCATTGCCTAGTAGTTTAAAAATAAAAGATAGTAGTATACACGGGCAAGGTTTGTTTGCTACTGAAAATATACCTATAGATACAGAATTAGGTGTGTCCCATATTGAAGTAGTACATAAAAATTTAGAAGTTGAGATAATCAGGACACCTCTTGGTGGGTTTATAAATCACACATCAGATCCTAACTGTTATAGAATTAAAATTGATTCTAAACAATGGATAATTAAAACAAATAAAAATATAAAAGATGGAGAGGAACTTACATTAAAGTATTCACTATACGAAGTATGAACTATAAACAACAGTTAGAAGTAATAGAGGGACTATTTATTCCACCAGATACATCTGTTAGAATGGATTGTCCTTTCTGTCATGGTAAGAATACTTTATCAGTAGACACAGCTTCCAATAATATAAATTGGTTTTGCTTCCATGCTTCATGTAAAGCTAAAGGTAAATACAAGGGAGAAAAAGATATGAACTATGTAAATTCTACATTTAATAATCAAGATAAAATAAATAATACAACATTTGAAATGCCAGATAGTTTTACATCTGTGTATTCAGATGATAAAGCTATGAAGTATCTACATAAAAACAATTGCTGGGAAGCATGGAGTTGGGGTAGAGCAACAATTAAATTTGATATAGCACAGAACAGAGTAGTCTTCTGCGTTAAAGATCCAAAGACAGATGAGATTGTAGGTGCAGTAGGTAGAGGATTAACTTCCAGAGTGTACCCTAAGTGGTACATGTATGGTAATAAAGATATACCTTTTGCTTGTGGTTTAATAGAACATAAGGAAGCTATACTCGTAGAAGATTGTGCGTCAGCTTGTGCAGTATCTAATGTACTAACTGGCATAGCTTTAATGGGTACATCATTAAAAGAATCTCATAAGAAACACTTGACACAGTACGAAAAATTGTATATAGGTTTAGACAGAGATGCAACAACTAAATCATTTGCTATTGCTAATGAACTTAAATCTTATGGTATTAAGAATGTTCATGTTAAAGTATTAGAAGATGATTTAAAATATTATGGAACACCAGAGATAGAGAGGATATTTAATGATTGACTATATACAACATGTATTAGAAATAAAAAAGGAAGCAGACAAACTAATGATGGCAAAGGTTAGCAAATATGAAAACGAAATTGCCGAATTAAAAAAAGAACTTAAGGAAGTTAAAGATGATAACAAAAAATTAGCTAAACAAATAGAAGACAATATATGATAGAAAAACAAATAATTAAACTAATGTTAGGTAAAACTTTTTATACAGAGTATAAAGGTCAAGTATCTCGTAATGTATTTCAAGGTAGCTTCGGTTCTTTGTATGACACAGTACAGAAAGCACATGATAGGTATGACTCTGATATAAGTATTGATGAGTTGTATTCTCTACATACTACAGTATTTAATCCTGCATTAACACGAGCAGCTAAGGAACAGTTCCATGAATTACTTGAAGATATAAAAGAAACACAAGAACCTTCTAAACAAATAGCAGATGATATTATAAAAATATTAGTTGAAAGAGATGTAGCACAGAAGATTGCAATAGAAGCTACTGAAATATTTAATGGTAAACCTGCAGACTTTAATTTTATTACTAATCTTATAGAGAAACATAAGACAGGATTACCTACACAGAAATTAGACTCAGTAACAAATGACATTACTGAATTACTTGAGGAGTTAAATGTTGTTAGTAAGTGGCAGTTTAATTTAACTGTACTTAAAAATAACATAGGTGGAATCGGACCAGGAAATTTAATGATTGCATTTGCTAGACCAGAGACAGGTAAGACAGCATTCTGGGTTAGTCTTGTATCAGCACCATATGGATTTGCTGAGCAAGGTGCAAAGGTACATGCTTTTATCAATGAAGAACCTGCAGTACGTACACAGATGAGAGCCATCAGTTGTTTTACAGGACTTAACAAAGAACAAATTATAGAAGATGTTGATAAGGCACACGATGAATGGATTAAAATAAAAGATAATATTAAAATGATTGACACAGTTGACTGGTCTATGGATGATATTGATAGCCATTGTGAGAAATATAAACCAGATATTATTGTTATAGACCAATTAGATAAAGTAAATATGAAAGGTACATATGCACGTACAGATGAAAAGCTACGAGCAATCTATACAAGTGCAAGAGAGATAGCAAAGAGAAGAGAATGTGTAGTCATTGCTATATCACAGGCATCAGCAGATGCACACAACAGAGATCATATATCATTTGATATGATGGAGAACTCTAAGACAGGAAAGGCAGCTGAAGCAGATTTAATTATTGGTATTGGTAATCGAACATCTAATGATCCTACTAACAATACCAGAGTATTAAACATAAGTAAGAATAAAATAACAGGTTGGCATGGAGATCCATCTTGTTTGTTAGATAAATATATAAGTAGATTTACAGATTAACGGAAAGGTAATATGATAGACAGACATAGAAAAGGATTACAAGCAGAATTACTTGCCCATGAATATTTTATAAAAAATAAGTATAAAGTATTTCCAGCATTACATGGTATTGGTCCAATTGATTTTATTGCATTAGATGAAGATAACAATGTTAGATATCTTGATGTAAAAACTTATAGCAAAAGATCTGATGGAACTAAAATTTGTAGAACCAATAATAAAATTCCTGGAATCATAATTGAAATAGTTTATGTTGATATAAATACTAAAGTAATTAGTGTTGGAAATTATGATAAGTATGAATGGCATAAAAAATATAAAATAGATAAAGATGATAAGGGCAAATACACAGGGAGGATAGTAAAAAGAATATGATAACAACAATAGATGTAGAAACTTCGTACCAAAAAACAGATGCAGGTGGCTTTGATCCATCACCTTTTAACCCAAGTAATATACTTGTTAGTGTAGGTATTAATGATGAATACTATTTTACTAATCATAGTGAGAGAATTGATGAGGGTTGCTATCATAAGATACAAAAAATATTAGATGAGACTACAATACTGATAGGTCATAACATTAAGTTTGATTTAAGTTGGCTACTTGAGGCAGGATTTAAATACGAAGGCAATGTATATGACACAATGATAGCAGAGTATGTGCTTAATCGTGGTGTTCGTAAGAGTTTAACACTATTAATGTGCTGTCAACGTAGAAAATTAGATGCTAAAGATGATGCAGTAAAAGAATATATGGATAGAGGTGTATCATTTGAGAATATACCTAAAGATATTGTAGAAAAATATGGTAGAGTAGACGTAGCTATCACTAGACAACTATTTGATTCACAGATGGCAGACTTAAGAACAGATAAAGATAAAGGTTTATTAAAAACAATTAAAGTTATGAATGAATTTTTAATTGTTCTTACTGATATGGAACGTAATGGTATAAATATAAATTTAGAAGATCTTGCACAAGTAGAAAAAGAATACAGAGCAGAGTTTGCATATCTAAAACAGAAGATAGATAAGATTGTTTATAATAAAATGGGAGATACTAAGATTAATCTAGGTAGCCCAGAGCAACTATCATGGTTAATCTATTCTAAAAAACCTAAAGATAAACATGAGTGGGCAAAGATATTTAATACAGGTATAGATAAATTTACAAAGAAAAATAAGAAGAGACCTAAGTTTTCTTTTACACAGTTTAGAAATTTAGTAGCCAATAATTCTGAGCCTATATATAGAACTATGGCTAGCCAATGTGTACATTGTATAGGTAAAGGTGTAATTAAGAAAATTAAAATTGATGGTACACCTTATAAAAAATATACTAAGTGTGATGAATGCTACGGAGAAGGATTTACATATGCTAATATGGCTAAACTTGCAGGCTTTAATCAAAGACCTAGAAGTGTGTATGATATATCTGACTCTGGATTTAAGACAGATAGAATAACTTTAAATAAAATTGCAGGAGAAGCTGAAGGAGAGTTTAGAGAATTTATTAATTCTATAATCAGACACAATGCTATCTCTACTTACTTAAATACTTTTGTAGAAGGATTACAAAACTTTACAAATGCTAATGGATTACTACATCCTAAGTTTATGCAAGCTGTCACAGCCACAGGCAGATTATCAAGTCGTGATCCTAACTTTCAAAACCAACCAAGAGGTGGTACATTTCCTATACGTAAAGTTATTCAATCTAGATTTGAGGGTGGGCAAATAATGGAAGTAGACTTTGCACAATTAGAATTTAGAACTGCAGTATTTCTTGCACAAGATAAACAAGGTATGGAAGATATAAAAAATAATATAGATGTCCATAAATTTACTGCTGACATCATAGGTGTATCTAGACAAGATGCAAAGGCACATACATTTAAACCTTTGTATGGTGGTACAACAGGTACTGAAGATGAGAAGAAATATTATAAAACATTTGCAGAAAAATATAAAGATATAACTAAATGGCATGGGGAATTACAAAGTCAAGCTATAACTTTTAAAAGAATTAAATTACCTACAGGTAGGGAGTATTCATTTCCATATGCAGAACGTATGCCTTGGGGTGGATCTAGTTATAGTACACAAATAAAAAATTATCCTGTACAAGGGTTAGCTACTGCTGACATTGTACCATTAGCATGTATAAAAATATATAAACTAATGAAAGAGCAAAAGGTAAAGAGTTTACTTATTAACACAGTTCACGATTCTATTGTGGCTGATGTTTATCCTGGAGAAGAAGCTGTAATGAGTAAGATATTTGACCAGGGTACAGCATCTGTAATACCTGCATTGAAAGAGTATTATGGAATAAACTTTAATGTTCCACTTGACACAGAGATCAAAATGGGATATGATTGGTTAAATATGAAGGAGGTAAACCAATGACTAAACGATATAAAGTAAATTACACAGCCGATATTTGGGAAAGTGTAATAGTTGAAGCTGACTCAAAAGAACATGCTAAAACTCTTTTTGAAACTCATGATGATAAATATTTTGAGGCTAGAGAAGATGAGCCAGAGCAACATGGCATGGAAAATATAGAAGTAGATTTAATAGAGGAGGTCTAATGGCACAAACAAATCTAATACTTAAGATGGTGAGGTTTAGCTACATTAAACCACTAATAACAATTGAGTTAGTTATGGATAACTACAGCGATGCTTTAGATATATCTGATAAACTTAATGACGTTGCGAAAGCAAAAGATGAAAGCACAACATCTTATTTTGTGCAAACAATTCAGATACCATCATTGACTAAAGAAGTTTACGATGATGATAGTATACCATTTTAATATAGGAGGACTATGTCAATACCGTTACTAGATAAAGAGTTGTGGGAAGATTATGCTGACGATGAGCAAGAAGAAGCTTATGATATGCTGCAAGATTTAAAAGCACAGTGTGATGTTAAACCTACAATATTATATATAAATGAGAATGAAGAACTGCAAAGTTATTTAATGTGGTTTGCTCGTATGGAAAACTTAAGATACGAGATTACTGAAGGAGATACTAGAGTATGTTAGCAAGTATTATTAGTGTTGCATTTAATGTAGCTATATCATGTGTATTAATATATTTATTATATAACTTACTTGTAATTTAACACTTGACAAACACTGTAAAATGTGGTATAAGGAATCAATCAACTAAGGAGGACTATGGAAAATAACATAGCAAATATAAGTGAGATGTCCAACGAGCAAATAATGAAAGCTATTGGGCAAGACGATGGTTCAAGTAAAGGAGTAAATATTCCTAGACTTGGCATCAACAGGTCACCAGAAGATGACGATGGCAATCAATTACCAGTAGGTAGTTTGTTTACATTTGATTCCTCTGTAGGTCAGAATGTATATGGGAAACCAATTACATTTAGACCGTTCATAAGTGCAATGCAATATCTGCATTATGATCCAGATAAAAGCGAGTATGTAAACAGATCTATAATTATTAAAAGCTGGAAAGAAGAAGCTATAGATATACTCGGTGGTGTAAAATGTGGTAAGGTTCCATTTAAAGATAGGGAATCCTTAACACCAGAGCAGTTAGCAGAACAAAGAACTATAAGATGTTATAGATTACTCTATGGTTTGCTATCATTTAAAGGAGTAAAAGCTAATGGTGAAGAGCACACTGTTTCCAATTTACCTGCTTTATGGAGAGTTACAGGTACAGCATTCTCTCCAGTTGGGACTGCTTTAGATCAAATAACTAAACGTAAAAAACTAATGTTTACTACTACACTATCAGTAGATACTAAGAGACAGAAAAAAGGTGGTAATGTTTATTACACACCAGAGATTGCTGTCAATGTTGAAGCTGGTTTAGAAATGTCTAAGGAAGATATAGAAACACTAGAAGTATTTCAAGAAGTTATTACTAAAGAGAATACAGAAGTAGTTGATCTTTATAAAGCTGCTAAGAAATCTACCTATGAAGTATCTGATAAAGATATGAAAAAAGTAATAGATCAAGTTGAAGACCCTATTGAAGTGTTAGCTAAATAATGAGCGACATTCTTCATAAGGTTCAGAACTATTTGGATAGAGCAAGCAAAGATCCTATAGAAGTATCTGATAAATTACTTGAAGAGTTTGGTGAGGCATGTAAAAATGCCTTACGCAAACAGTTTTCAGAGAAACGTAAAGGAACATTTAAACCAAGAATGTCAAGTATAGGTAGACCACTTTGCCAATTACAAATGGAAGCAAAGAATGTAAAGGGTGAGGGTCAACCATACAATGTTAAAATGAGAAATACTTTTGGAGATCTTATTGAAGCATTAGCTATATTTGTAATGAAATCAGCAGGAGTAGAAATAAAAGATGAACAGAAAAAAGTTAAACTTAAGTTTACTGACTCAGAGATTGAAGGCAGGATTGATGTTAAGATCAATGAGAAAGTGTGGGATATTAAAAGTGCATCACCATATTCATTTACTAAAAAATTTGAAAGTGGATTCGAAGAAGTTGCAAAGGATGATGCGTTTGGATATATACCTCAAGGATATCTCTATAGTGAGAGTGAGAAGATGCCTTTTGGTGGGTGGATTGTAGTTAATAAATCTACAGGTGAGTGGACAGTATGTGAAACTCCTATTAATGATGATGAGTACAGAGTTAAAGCATTAGCTAGTGCAGAAAAAAACATAGCAGCTATTAAAAACAAAGAACCTTTTAAGAGATGCTTTGATGATATAGAAGAAACATTTAGAACTAAGAAGACAGGTAATAAAATTTTGGGCATGTCTTGTACATTTTGCCCATACAAACTTCCTTGTTGGGGAAGTAAGTTGCAATTGTTACCACAACAACAATCGCAAGCAAAAAACCCTAAGTGGGTTTGGTATACTGAAGTAGAGAGCCCTAAGAAAGAGGAGACTTTTGATTAGAGAATTTTATTTCAACTGTGTGGGGAGTAGTATTGAGGGGTCTATTTCCCACCTTTATCATATGTTATGATATATTTTGTAGTATTTAAAAAGAAAGAGGACAAAGAATTTAGAATGTTTACTAATATGATTTTTGATAAAGAAAAAGATGCAGAAGAATTTGGAAGAAAGAGTATGAAAAGAGGCTTTGAATTTAAAGCAGTAGAATATAACAGTGAAAACTATAAAAGATATTGGTATAAATAATTATGGTAAAGAAAAAAGAAATTGATATAGCAAATTCAATAAAAGTTTTAATCACACCTTGGGATAAAGGTTTTACTTGTGGCATAGTAATGGATAGTAAAGCAGCAATGACTACAGAACAATACGAATTATGTTCCACTATTGCTAGAGGTATGATTAGAATGGCAACATCAGATCCCCAGACAACATTTATGCATGGACTCCGTGGGTTTGCAGATGATAAGAAAAATAATAAATCTAGTCTAGCAATCAATTCTATA